GAACTATTTCCACCAATATAGCGGGGCGGTTATATCAACAGATACAAAAATCTGACGAAGAAATTTTCTATCGCTTGAACCAGCTTTAATCATACGTTGAGCCAAATCTAAATCTTTTGGACCTAATAAAGCTAGGTCAAAAATTGTCATTCCATTATCATCTTCTGATAAAACACTATTTTTTATAAGCCAATCTATATAACTATCTTCTAATCTACAATATTCAAGACTTCCTTCTTCAATTACTTTTTGATTATTTTTTTCTGCTTTAATATTATAATCAGTTATCCATTCATGAGCAATTAAAAGAGTTGTGTCATAACTATATTCTTCAGGATACATTCCAAAACTACTATCACTTTTTGCCCAACTTTCAAGAGGGTTACGTAAACCGCGGAAAGCACCTTCGAAATTCATTACTTTAGTATTCTAAAATTTCATTATTTATTACCTTTCGTTACATTTAAACCAACTTTGTTTGATTGATACATCTAAATCCAAAACCGTTCTTTTTCATTTAACTTATCACGAGTACATTTCTAAAGAATTTCAAAAGTAAAATTCCATACTCCATATTTTTGCATATTATTATAAAGTTTATTCGTTGCGGAAGCATCTATACCAAGACCACATTTTATATGTTGTTTCCATCTATCGGCAATATTTACACTTTGTCCAATGTAAATATCTCCAGTTTGTTTATTAGTAATTTTATAGATTCCACAAACTGATCCAGAACCTAATACACGATTGCATAAATCAGTAGTAGGTTTCATTATAAAAGTAGACCAAATGACTTTAGAAACAATAGAAGGGTCATTAAGTTCCTTTTTCCATTCTTGAAGATGTGTAATATCGTTAATCTATTTTTCAGATATTTTTATACGATAAAAAGATATTTTATCCTATTCTTCTTGCTACCTAAGACGTGCAGCGGTCGCAGCCTAATATACAGATTTAAGCTAGGCCAAACTCGATTGAATCTAATTCCGCTATCTCTATATTTTACCTATCTATTGATATAATTGAGATTTCATTTCTATCTACTCTTGACGAATAGACTAATGAAAGTCCTAACGATGTTTTATTCGTTGTTCTTCATAGTTTTGCTCTATTTGCTATAGTTCATCTTGACGAGTTTTTTTTCTGGTGTCTAATATAGTTTGTTCCTATTGTTGTAATTGTTTCAACTATAAAAGTTTATTTTGTTTATTAATAATCTACTGATTTAAATTAGATATTTTAATCTATTTGCTTCTTATCTATATTTTTATATTCTATTTTTCTTTTTCTAATGTTATTTCTTGCTATTTTAATTGCCGCACCTTATTAAATAAATAATAAGCAAATATAAGCACTATAAAAAAGAAAATTATTAAAACTGCTCGTCCTATCATTATATTAAAGAACGGGTTAAGTATAAAAACTTAACCCGTTATAAGAAAAATTATTCGTCTGTTTCTGGGTCAAAGTTGCGGCCGGACTCAGTTAATTTAACAAACTTAACAGACTCATGCTTAATACTACCATCTTTATTTTCAATTTGAAGTTCACCTTCAACTCTTGTAGCAAGCGGGTCTTTTACCTTTTCATCTCCTACTGTCTTAGTATGTCTTGAAAAAGCACCTGTGATAATACCATTTACTTGGCGAGGATCAAGATTAAGTGCTGCCGCAATATCTTTTGCGGTAATATCTTCTTCCTAATGTGCCTTAATGTAGTCAAATACTGCTTTTGTGTTTTCTTTAAATTTTGCCATTTGTTTTTTCTCCTTATTTTAAAAAATTAAATTATTTATATTTATAATTAATTATATACTTAATATAATTATTATATTCCGTTTGAATATTTTTGAATAATGTCATTTATTTCTAACATCTCGGGAAGAGATAAAGAAGAATAAAGTTGCATTATTTTCATCTTTGTTTTAGTTGAATTTGTTTTAGCAAGCTACTTTTTTAAAGTATAAATTTCACTTGCTAACTTTTGAAGCTATTCTTTATTTTTCATAATTTATTATACCAAAAATTTTTCAATTAATCAAGTCAATAAGTTGCTTTTCTGTAATAATCGGGATGTTCAATTCTTTCGCCGTTTTGTTTTTACTAGAAGTAGAATTAGCATCATTGTTTACGAGATAATTAGTTTTTTTAGATACCGATCCCGTAACTTTTCCGCCATTACTTTCGATAAAATCTTTTAATTCATTTCTATTTTTAAATTCAATAGTTTTACCCGTAATTACAAAGATTTTATCTTTAAGTTTTTTATCTTCATCCTTATTTTCTTCTGGAACTGAAGATATAATTTCAATTATATGATTATCAAAAATATTGTCGGCTTCAGTATAGTCAAAAGTAGTAAGAGTCTTTATCATAACTTCACCAATACCTTTGATATTATAAAGTCTATCATCTTCATCTGGAAAATCAACAGCATGTCTAAATCCATTATATGTATGATATACTTTAATTAAATCTTCTGAAGCTACCTTACCTATCTGCGGAATACCAATTGCCGCAATAAATTTAGATGCTGTACAACAACTACTACTATCTATTGCTGATAATATTTTATCAACAGAAGCTATTCCAAAACCTTCTTTTTCAATCCACTCATTACGATGCTCTTGTAATTTAAAAATATCTTCCAAAGAATTAATCCATCCCCAATCAATAAGTTTCTCAAGAGTTTTTTTAGATAATCCTTTTATATCAAGCCCTTTTTTACCACAGAAATGGTCAAGACGATTAATTAATTTACCTGAACATGCAGGATTTGTACAATAAAGAACTTCACTATCGTAATCTTTTCTTATTTCTGTTGGTGCTCCACAGTATGGGCATATTTTAGGAATAGGAATTACTGGGACGTTATCAGGTTTATTCGTTTGAACATAAGCCACTTGTGGTATAATTTGATTCGCTTTGTAAATATATACTCTTTGTCCTGGGAAGGCTCCTTTCATAGTGTTTTTCATAACACTAATATTATGAAGACTTGCTCTATTGCAAACAGCGCCATCTATTTCAATATCATTATAAACCAGTACGGGAGTTAATTGACCTGTTCTCCCCATTGTCCATTCAATATCTTTCACTTCTGTTTCAAATTCATCATCGTAAAATTTATAAGCGATGCCGCCTTTAAAGTGATGGTCCGTTTTACCTGCCGCTTCATATTCTGTAATATTATCATATTTAAAAACAATTCCATCAATAGGATAATATCTATCTGTAGATCTGCCTTTTATGATATATATAGCATTATTAAGAGAAAGATTACTAACATTTTCTTCTCCAGAAAAAGTTGCATCCCAAGGGACTACAGTAAAACCTAAAGGATTTAATAATCTTAATTTCGTAGATAGCTTTTCAATAGGAAGCCCATCAGATATATTATATTTAGTATTATTAAAAAAACAATCCCAAGCTACAAAAGTAAGATGTCTATTTTTACATTCTTTAGAATCAAGAAGTCTTATACTCCCGCTTGCAAAATTACGAGGATTTTTAAAGAACTTTTGAAAAGGTTCAAAATCTTTTTTTGTGCAAATGATTTCTCCATCAACAATAAGTTCTTCTCCATCATTTTCACAATGAATATGTTTAGGAATAGAAGGAATTACCATAGCGTTATGAGTAATATCTTCTCCAATCACACCATTTCCTCTTGTTTCTGCGGAAACTAATTCTCCATTAACATATCGTAAAGAACAAGTAAGACCGTCCATTTTAGCCATAGCTATCCAATCTTTATTACCAAGAAATTCTTTAATATCTTCTATATCTTTTGTTTTTTGAAGAGAAAGCATAGGATGATTATGAGTTACCTTTTTTAAATTGTTAACAATATTATAATGAATTGTTTGAGTAGGAGAATCGGGATAAATAAGACCAGTTGCTTCTTCAAGATGTTCTAATTTATAGTACATTATATCCCATTCCATATCAGTAAGATATGGTTTTCCTTTTTCATAGGCTTCTGTTGCTTGATTTAATTTATCTATAAAAGTTCTTATATCTTTTGAATTATTTATCATCATGCTTCATAATCCTCATAATCTCTATTAACAGATTCTCCACAAAAAGGACAAATAGCTGTAATATATGGTTCATTTCTCCAATTGTGGTATGTATAAGAAGAATCATCTGCTTCAAAAATACAGTTACATTTAGAGCAAATAAAACGTTTTGTTTTATTAAGTTTTTTTAAGCTACCATCTTTGATAATTTTAATCATAATACAATTACGGATTGAACCGTACTCCTTTCTATAATTTTTGTACCATAACCAAATTTAGTTTGTTCAGATAGTTCTTGAACAGTAGTACAAATAGAATTAGGTTTGCCTACAACTAAAAGAGAATCTTCTTTAGTTAAAGGAACAATAGAAGTAACATAATCTTTTTCTTCTAAAGGAATAATATTGTTTCCTCTGCCATTACGTTTTTGAATAGTAAAATTATTCATATCCATTTTTTTGCTATTTCCATTATGAGTAAAGATTCCAAGGTATTTAATATCTTTAGAAACATAGAAAGCGGAAACCACTTCATCGTTTTCTTTCAAAGCGATGCCTTTTACTCCACAGGTTAATTTACCAATTGGATTAATATCATCTGATGGAACTCTTATTACATTACCAAATTTAGTCCCGATAATAATATCTTCCTCATTCATAAAAGTGACTGATAATAATTCATCATCATCTTTAATTTTGATAGCCTGAATACCCGTTTTCTTTTTTGCTTTAGTATATTCTTCTATTTCAGTCTTTTTAATTAAACCATTTTTAGTAAAGAAAACTACATAATCCGCAGGTTTTTCTCCAGAAATAGCCGTAGCAGTTTGGAACATTTCATTATCAGCAAAAGGAAGAAGTAAATGTAAATTAGTTCCTCTTGAGGCGTTTGTTCCTTCAGGAATTTTATCTACCGCTAATTTATACATCTTACCTTTAGATGTAAATATCATTAAATCATCAAGAGTATTAGTAGATATAGTTGTTTTGATTGCGGCATCCATAGTTTTTACACCTTTACCGTTTCTTTTTTGTATTCTAAAACTCTTTTTAGGAATACGTTTAATATCTCCAGTATGGGTAATAATAACTACAACATCTTCAGGAGTTATATCAATTTTTTCTTTTTCTTCCTTTGCATCGTCAATTTGAGTTAATTCTGTACGACGTTTATCTCCATATTTTTTAACCAAGTCCGCCAAACGAGATTTTAGTAAATCTATCTGTTCTTCTTTACTATTGATAAGGTTTTCCCATTTTTGAATATTATGAACTAACTCGTCTCGCTCTTTTTCTAATTCTACGCCTTCTAATTTTGCTAAACTTGAAAGTCGCATAGCAAGAATGGCCTTTGCTTGATTCTCGGTAAAGTCCCATTTTTCAATAAGGGAGATTTTTGCTGTTGCTCCAGATTCACTTTGTTTGATAAGAGCAATGATTTCGTCAATATGAACAATGGCTCTAAGTAAACCATCAACAATCTCCTTTCTTAATTTAGCTTTTTCTAAATCAAATTGAGTTTCTTTAACGATACATTCGAGATTATGGTCTACATAGATTTTTATGGCATCCCGCAAGTTTAATTCAGTAGGGGTTTTATCTACTAAAGCTACTTGATTATAACTAAATGAAGTCTGAAAATTAGTTTTTGCGTAAATTTGTTTTGCTATTCCATCAGGTGAAAATCCTTTTTGACAAGTTACAACAATCCTAATTTCTTTAGAACTTTCATCATGTATATCATGTATACCTTTTATTTCTTCCTTATCACAAATTTCACCAAGTTCTGTAATTAATCCTTCTATTGTAGTTCCGTATGGAATCTCATAAAAGATAATTTTATTTTTATTTTTACCTTCTACTTTATAACGTGCTCTAATTTTTACAGAACCACGTCCTGTTTCCATAATTTTAGGAATATCATTTTTATTAATGATTAATCCGCCTGTCGGAAAGTCAGGGCCAGGCAGATAAGGAAAGTCTCCATCCAAATAATTATAAATGGCTTGAGCAACATCATACAAATTGTGCGGAGCCCAGTTACAGGCCATCGCAACGCCAATTCCTGTATTTGGGTTACAAAGAAGATTAGGAAAGGTACAAGGGAGAGTAATAGGCTCTTCAAGAGTTTCATCATAATTTGGAATAAAGTTAACATTCTTCTTTTTAATTCCATTTAACATACCTTCTTCTGCAATTTTACTAAGGCGTGCTTCAGTATAACGTGCGGCCGCAGGTCCATCCCCTGCAATATTACCATTATTACCATGCCAATCTATAAGAGGATAACGCATAACCCAAGGTTGAGATAATCTAACCATTGCTCCGTAGATTGAACTATCTCCATGAGGGTGATATTTACCCATAACGTCACCGACAATTCTTGCCGCTTTTACATGAGGTTTAGATGAAGTCCGCCCTTCTTCAAATGCTGACCAGAGAATACGTTTTGCAACAGGTTTAAGACCAGATTTAGCATCAGGAATTGCTCTGTCGGTATTACAAGCCACTGCGTATTCGATAAAGTTTACACCTAATTCTTTAGTTAAATCATTCGTTTCTATTTTATTCATATTAAATATTTATCTCCTAGTAACATTTCTAATGTAATTTTATCTTTTTCCCAATAGGGGATTCTTACTAAAGAAATATTATTATTTTTACAATATTCATTTTTTATTTTATCATTATTTTTTATATATTGCAAATCTTGAAAAAAGCTTTGATCTTTATAATGTTGTTCTCCATCAAATTCAATTAATCTAATAAGTTCATTATTATCATTATAAATACCAAAATCAAATCTTAATTTATTAATTAATCTTAAATCCTAAAAAGCTACTTCTTGTTTAAAATTAATACTATTCGATTCAAGTAAAAAACGAATTTCTTGCTATCCTTGAGATTCTTTGCCTATCATACATCCACAAGATCTAGTTCTTCCTTGAGTTAAATGGTTTGCAGAAATTTTAACTATATTACCGCATTCACATTGACAAAGCCAAAATAAACTTCTTCCTTTTTGATTTAAATAACATTTATCCTATTTATCTAAAACGGGTTCTAAAGCAATAAGTTTACCAAAATGTTGATTTTTTAAATCGTGATATTTTACATAATCCCAAAAGGGTGTACATTTTCCACAGGAAGTTGAATTTCCTGATTTTAAATCAGATGCATTTGGAGTGGTAATATTACCACATTCACATTGACATTTATAATGAACTCTACGTTTTTTATCTCTTTCTGGCATTTCTTCTAATACAGTTAATTTTCCAAATTTATCACCTGGCTTAATATTAAGTTTATTTTGTCCTCTAGCACATCCACAACTTTTTGTTGTTTTTATATTTGCGGTAGATATTTCTTTATAATTCCCACACTAACATCTACATTTCCAAACCTTACAATTATTACGGATTTCACCTGTAGGTTCTATTAAAGTTAGCATATTAAATTTCATACCAGGTTTATATTTAATATGTTTTCCCATGAAATCCTCCTTTTACGGCTACAGCATATTCTATAAAATTTGTACTTAATTCTTTTGTTAAATCATTTTGCATATTAATCTTTCCATTCTATATTATAATGTTTAGCTAAAGTTATTTTTAAATCCTTATAACAATCAGGACAAAAATCTAATCTTTGTGTGCAATTAACAAAACTAGATTGATAAGTTGGTAATACTAATGTAAAATACATTCTTTTTGCTGTTTCATATGCCCCACACATATCACAAATAACTCCAAATTTATTATTTGCCATTTTTTAATTTCTCCATTACCTTTTTTAACTCATCATATGATATAGCATTTATACTATTCATCTAAGCTAATTTAAATTCATTTACTAAATCTTCTTCTTTGAAAATGCTTATAATTTTTTTAACAATTTCTTCGGCGGTTTCTGGAGATAAAGCCCAATTTGTATATTTTCTATGACAGTCATCACAGTGTCTATCTCCATATTTTTCATAATCACCATATTTACAATTATCACAATAGCAATAGGATAAAGTATCAGTTAAAACATTTACCATTTTTTCTTCTGTCTTAGTCATTATATGTGGCCTCCTTACTGTGTTCTTTGATAAAGATTTTTCTCGGAATAATAGCAGTTCCCATTAAATCATCAAACAATCTATCTGTTTCTTCGCTATCATCAATCGTAATTTGTTTAATAATTCTATTTTTAGGATCTGTAAGTGTTTCTTCTATTTGTTCAACATCCATTTCTCCTAATCCTTTCATACGATTGACTTGATATTTACCTGTATAAGTTTTTCTAAATGCTTCAAGGTCATCATCATTCTTTAAATATTTATAACCTTTATTTCCACCCAGAGTAATCTTATAAAGAGGTGGGACTCCAGCATAAATAATACCGTCATAAATCAATTGAGGACAAAAATTCCAAATAAAAGTATAAAATAGGTTTTTAATATGAGCACCATCAACGTCAGCATCACTCATAATAATAATTTTACCATAGCGGAGTTCATCACGGTCATATGTAACCCGCATTGTTTTTGTATCAATCTTTAAACCAAACGCTTCAATCATGGTCATAATCTCAGCATTTTTTTGAATCTTATCTAAGGTAGCTTTTTGTGTGTTAAGGATTTTACCACGGACGGGCATTACAGCTTGAAATTCATTATTACGTGCCGTTTTTAAACCACCTGCCGCACTATTTCCTTCAACAATATAAATTTCACATTTTTCTCTATCTTCACTATAGCAATCCGCAAGTTTACTATCAAATTTTAAAGCCTTTTCTTTTTTCTTTCCTTGTTCTCTTGCTTTTTCTCTTGCCTTCTTAGCGGCTTCTCTTGCCTTTTTAGCATTAATAGCTTTTTCCGCAATAAGTTTAATTTCTTTTTCATTATATTCAAACCACTCTTTTAGTGCAATAGAACTAAGTTTTTGAACATAAGTTCTTCCTTCAGAAGAACTTAACTCTTCTTTATTTTGTCCTTTAAAAACAGGGTCAATCATTTTAAAATTAAGGATTAAAATTTGACCTTCTTCCAAATCAGCACCAGTTAAATTTTGGTCCTTATCTTTTAACCATTTCTTTTCCCTGGCAAAAGCATTAAAGGTGGTGGTAAAAGCTGTTTTAAAACCTGTTAAATGAGTACCTTTCTCTTGAGGGATATTATTAGTATATAATTTTATAATATTGGAATAAGAACTATTATAAGCTAATGCAACCTCTATTTGAAAAGAACCTTCTTTTTCTGTAAAATAAATTGGCTCACATAAGAAATCTTTTCCTTTATTTAAAAAATTGATATAGTCATATAAACCTCTATTGGATAAGAAAATTTCTTCTTGATTTAAATTTTCATCTTTAAAAATAAAAGTTAATCCACTACAAAGAAAACTAAATTCTCTAACCATATTTTTAATATAATTAGAATCTACTTTGATTGTTTCAAAAATTTCATTGTCTGGATAAAATAATACTGTAACACCCGTTTTATCAGTTTTTTCTGTTGAATAATTAATAAATTTTCCTCGTGAAAATTCTACTTTTTCTTTTAAACCTTCTCTAGATGTAGTAACAATCATTTTGGATGATAACGCATTTACCGCTTTACCACCAGTCCCATGCTCGCCGCCAGAAGTATTATAACCTGTTTGTCCGGTTGCATTATCAAATTTACCTCCCGTATTGGCAATTCCAAAACAGGCTTGAAGAATAGAACATCCACTTTCATGTTTCCCATGAGGAATGCCTCTACCATTATCTTCAATATAAATTCCACCATCTTTTTGAAGAATTAATTTAATAGTATTTCCAGCGCCATTAAGAAATTCATCAATACTATTTGAAAGAATCTCTTTAACACAATGATGTAATCCATTAATATCTTTTGAACCAATATACATACCAGGATATTGACGTATATGTTCAAAATAATCCATTGATTTAATACTTTCGGCTGTATAATTATTTAGCATACAAACTCCTTAAATAATAAATTTACTCGTTTCTATTTTTAAATCTTCTATCTTTATATCTTTATAATGTGTATATGGAATACGAATCAAAGGAATATTATTATTTTTACACCATTGATTTTTTATTTCATCATATTCTTTTTGAATTTTTAATTTTTCTTCTCCTGAAAGAAAACTATCCCCAAAAGAATTTGGTTTAAAATGTTGTTCTCCATCATATTCAATTAAATATTGATTATTTATATAAAAATCAAATTTCATTAAATTACCTTTAGGAGACTTACAAGTCTCGAATGTTTGCTCTTTACTAAAAGAAATATGATTTTCTTTCAATAATCGTTCAATTTTTAATATCCCTTTACTTGTCTTTTTCCAACAGTCACACGGGTTATTTCCCCTTCTTCTTTCGTCTGAAATTAAAAAAGCCGGAATTTCAATATAATGTTTTTTACATTGTTTACATTCAATTTCCCAGTATACTGATCCATCTTTATCTTGTTTATTTGTAGGTTTTAAAAAAGTATAATAAGGATTCTCTCTTTTAGAATAATCTTTAAAGTAAGAACGTTTTCCAATTTTTTTACATAATTCTTTATGTAATTCAATATTGTAGCAACCACAAGATTTTGTTGACCCATTTCTAAAAGAATTAAGTTTTAATAAAGTATAATTTCCACATTTACATTTACAAATTACTGTAGCACCTCTTCCTGCTCCAGTAGTTGGGCCTCTGTCCACAACAGTTAAATATCCAATATCATTAGTTTCGCCAATAATAACAGAAGATTTTCCAATGGGAATAGATTCTATTTTCTATCCATTTTTTAATGTATAAATCATATCTTAATTTCCTCTTTTCTTATATTTATAAGAAAATTATAACAAAAATTTTTAAAAAAGTCAAATGTCGAATTACTTCCATTCTTTCTTATTTAAAATTTATTTTTATTATTGTAAATTTGACATTTCAAAAATTTTTCACTATAATATAAAAAAGGAAAATAAATGACAAAAGTGGGTAGAAACGTAATATATATATCTATAGACAAAAATAACGGTGTGTAGTATTTAATACTACACACCTTTTTTATTATATTGCTTTAACATATCGGTAATTAATAAAACCATAAATTTTATTATCTATACGAATATAATACCATGTGGTACCATTGCTAGCTTGAATACTGTCACAAACCTATACTACTTTATTCTTATAAATAACTGGAATACTCTTTAAAGTTTTATATTCAACACCTGCCCAACTTCTTACATATAAAGCATTTGCAGTAACTTTAGCTTTAAAATAATTATTACGTGCGGGAGATGCTTTCTTAGTTCTAGTAAAAATAGTTTTTGATGTAGCTAATAATTTCTTATCATTATTAGTGTTTTCTTTTAACTAACCTACTTTCTATTCTGTTTTAGGTGTAATTACTGCATTTGCATACTTAGGAATAGCATAGCCGCGAATATTACCATTAGCAACTTTTAATGTGTTTCGCGCAACATTTCCGCCGTTCCCTATATTTCCTTCTATTGTTGTAATAGTGTTTCCTTCTACCTTTTCAACAATACCAATATGATCTGCAAATCCATCATTAGGTTGAGTTCCATCATCCCAATTATAAGTTATAATCCATCCTGGTTGAGGAGTAACTGAGCCGTTCTCCTACCAAATACCTTTTTTCTTAAATAATTGGATATGTCTTTCAACGCCACACTCTGTTCCACCAATTAAATCAACAGCGTTATTTTTAATAAATGCCGCAGATAATGTTGTATCACAGTAGTCATCAGTATATTTAACTTTATAACCAACTGCCAAAGGTTCATGACTATTATATAAATCAATTATATCTCTATGAGTTTGTTTAGCTTTACTTTTGCCAATCCAACTTTCCATAGTTTTTATAATATCTTTTGCAGTGACACTCTTTGTAACAGAATCAGTTATTTTTACGCTTTCTATATCTCCATAAAAATAATTCATATCAACGTTTCCAGAAATACCATTTACTTTTCCTTTACTTGTATATTGTTGATAAGTACAAGTATAATGAGGCTCTGGATTATAATCTGCCAACCATATAATGTATTTTTTAATGGTTGTCGCATCGTACCAATTTTTATAATAATCTTGGTTTAAATAAAAACCTGCTTTATAACCTTTACTTTTGACGTAATCGCAAAAGGCATTAGTAAATTCGATACAATTAGTTTTAGTTAAATAAACTTTTTTATTTTTTGCACTTTTCACTGTATCGTATTCAAAATCATAAAAGATAATAATATCTTTTCCTAAGCCCGCGGCCTCCACATTTTTAATACAACTTTTTGCTTCTTCTACGGCATCATTTTTATTTAAAGCATAAGCAAAATGATAAACTCCATGGATAGGGACTCCCGCCTATTTAAATTTTTTTACATTATTGATAAAATATTTATCAATTGTTTTTCTGTATCCCTATCTAATAATAACAAAATCAATTCCTGATGTTTTTACTTTCTTAGCGTCAATATTACCTTGCCACTAAGAAATATCAATACCTTTTAATGCCATAATATCTCCTTTCAAAGAAAAAAGCGGTAGGATTAACCTACCGCTTCTTCAGAATCTTTAACTTCTGGAAGTCCAGCTAAACTAGTCATAATAGAAAGGAATCCTGCTACACAAGCAACTGAGCCTACATAAGCCCAATTTACTTCATTAATTGCGGCACCTACAGTTACCATGGAAACAAAAGACTGCGCAAAAGTCTTAATGGCTCTGATACCTGCCGCTTTAATCCATCTCTTTTGTTTTTCACTCATAATAAAAATACCTCCTTATTATATATAAATATATAAAAAAGAGGTATTTAACTTTTTACTTTTTTGACCTTTTTTCTTTAATTTGTTGTAAATGTTTTTTATTATCTTCAAGGCTACGATCAATTGATTCAATCCACCCTTTTAGAAAATTAATTCTTTTTTTATGATATTCAGTCATAAAATGAAGTCTTAATCGTATCACTCTCATTATTAAATATTCATCATAAGAATTATCATGAACATTATGTATAATATCTTTAGTTATTCTTTCTATAGTACGAAGAATAATTTTTTCTCGTTTTAGTTCATCTTTATAGGCTTTTCGTACAGCTTTCATTTCTGCTATACGCAAACCGGTATATTTACTTTGAATTTCTTCATCATCAGGATGAACTTTAGCGAATCCAGTATATGTTCCTCTTTTAGTTTTTATAGTAACAGTAGATATACCTGTTTCAGGGTCAAAAGTAGAATTAGAAAGTTTTGCTCTTAGTTGCATCTTTATTTCCTTTCTTTTTTATAACGTAGTCTCTAATAATGACAATAGCCATTTCTACAAAAAGAGTTCCTACAATTCCTACAAGTACAGGATTTACAATCATTCTTTCTTCTCCTTATATTTATCAATATCTTTAATTATTTGTTCTATAGATACAGGATAACAATTATGAGCATCCATTGCTACATTATAAATACTATATTGTCCAAATTCAAATTTATTAGAACTATGAGTATGCCCAGATAAATTCCAAAAGAAACGTTCTTCTTCAAAATTACCTATAAGAGTAGGATAATGAGAGAGATAAAACATTTTCTTTTTATTATATTTATAAATTGAAGCAAAGCCAAGATATGTCATACCGTATTCTGTTTGATATTTATTAAGTTTGTTATTTGTATCGTGATTACCCCAAATAACAATTTTTTCTCCATTTAATACTTTATAGACACGATTCCATTCTTCCTCGTTTCCGCTCATACATAAGTCGCCAAGAATATATACAGTATCTTCTGGAGTTACAATACTATTCCATCTTTTTAAGATTTCTGTATCATGCTCTTCAACTGAAGAAAAACCGCGCGGACGCCAGATAAAATCCTTATCGTGTCCGATATGTAGGTCTGATGTAAAATAAGTAGCCATATTATCTCCTTTCTAAAAGATTTATTGTTTGTCCGTTAAATGTATATATATAATCAAAAGGCTCATTATAAGTTGGCGGTTCCATTCTAAGATACATATTATGTATCTCATGCGGAGGCACAAAGGTGCGGCCGCCCTTTCTTGTTTCATTGCGCTCAAGGCACGTTTCCAAAGGAAGGTTCATATATACACCTATTACGGTTACTTTTGTTCTATCTATATGAAGGTTATGAAAAAGAGCATTACGACTTTTTCTATTTAAATGTGTTGCATCTGCAATAACATTATAACCTTCTTTTAAATTTTCATTAATTTGTTTAATAAATTCTTTGTAAACTTGTTTTTCTTTTGCAAAATAATTATCCGTATCAGAAAGAAGGGCGAATCTTATTTCGTCTCTTGAAATATGGATAGTATTATCATTCATAATAGCATATTTTGCATAAGTAGATTTCCCTGAACCAGGAATACCTATCATAATGTATAATTTATTTTTCTCCATTTTTTCTCCTATAATAAGGGAGAGATTATCTCTCCCTTATTATTATCCGTGATAAGCAAGTAGAAATTCATTGGAAACGGCTTTGAAAGATTTGCTACCATCTTCAGAGCGGAATACAATACCTTCTCGCATATCACCATCAATTTGAGATTTATCTGTTGCATATTCAAGTAACTCTTCTACTGTATTAGGAAGAATGAATTTGCTATTAACAACAGGAACACAAGGAACCCGATAATAATCTTCAAGTAATTCTCTCATTTTAAGAGTATTAAATCTTCCTTTATCAGAAGTAATAAGGTTAAAAGCCATAAAATCATGGTCTTTTAGATGATAATCTCTTTTTTGTATACCCGCACCATAAGTTTCACCTTGAATAGTAATCCATTCTGCTTCAGGAAAAAGAGTTAACATTTCAGTAAGAACATGTTCGATATGATATTTTTCTGCCATTTCTGTATAGATATTAGTATCATAGAAACATGTTTTATCAGGCTTATCAAAACAGACGTTACGAGAGCAGACATAAAACTCATTTTTATGAGGCCACTTTCCACGTTTGATGGTGAAAGTAGTTGAAGAGCCATCAATCTTTTCAGTTGCAATCCAAGGGTCTTTATCCTGAAGAATCCAAGGCATATTCTGCACTCTTTCTTCATCAGTTTTCTTTACCCAAGCAGGCCAACCGGTTTTATCTCTTTTTTTACCGAAAAAAACGAAAAGGAGTTTCTTTCCCCAATCCCGCTTCATCAGCCAGCGGAAAGGTTGCTTTGCAAAAAGTTTACCGTGGCGTTGAGCCATCTTCTTATATTTATCTACGGAAGGGGCTTTACGAGTATTATCTTCTGCAATATAATAAGTTACGCCAAGGTCTTTTGTAAGAAAGCGAGAGTTATTTCCAGCATTGTGTTCAACCCCATTAGAGTCATGAATAG